CAGTGCGCTCTTTGCCGACCGGAAGGCTCATAAACACAGCGAGGTGATTGACGGCTTCCTTAGTGGCTTCGCCTTCCATCGGAAGGGCGGTAGGGGTAATGCCGACAGACGCGGCGATGACAGCGGCTTCCCTGGAAGCGCTAACCTTGGAAGACTCAAGGGAAAGAATCTGCTTGGTCATATCGCTGACCGAGACGTTGGCCTTATCGAAGGCTTCAGTCAGTTCGGTGATGCGGGCATCCTTAGCGACGATGTCAGCCTTTGCGGCTTCTAGCTCCGAAGCGGTTCCGACCGTAAGTTTCTCAATGGTCGCACGCAGATCGTCACGCTCACCCACAAGGGCGGTAGCAGTAGCAACGGCGGCGGAGAGTTGTTCTTCGATGGTCATTTGAGTTTGCAGAGTCTGGCAACTATTCCTTCACGAGACTCCCCGGAATAACCCAGAGTTTGCAAACGGCCGTAGGGTCGATATCACCCTTTACCAATTCGCAACCGCGGCCACCTTGATAAAATACGCAGTTAGCGCACATCAGGCCTTTATCAGCAAACGGGGACGGGACAGCGTAGTGCGCACCATCGGGACCGCTGGTCTGGTCAAACTGTCCAAAGGTTTCAGCGATGTCGCAAAGTTTGTCTACCATTACATTCTGGCGAGGGGTCAAGACGGGACCGCTTTCGCTTTCAGCCATATCAGCCTTAATGCTACCAGAAATAGCCAAGGCCTTCTTGCCACGCATCAAGGTATTCTGGTTAGGGTTAAAGCCAATGCTAGGGCTGAAGGTCTGCATAGCCTGGTTAAAGTTATCCGCGAGACCCGTGACCATACCGTTCTGGGAGGCTTGGCGGCCGGAGAAGGTCTGGCCTTCCATAGCCGAGGCCTGCACCATCGAGCGCTTGGCATTCACGGCGCTCTTAAAATCGGCGTGGATACTGTCGACGCTGGCCTGTAAGTTCTGCATCTGTTCGGCCGTCATCGTCGTACCTTCAACGCCTGCGCCTTTGTAGATGCCTGACTTGATAAGCACACTCTTGGCGCCGGCCATATCGTAGGCCTTGGACATATCCACAAGGTTCATATACACTCCTACGGAACCTACTGAACTTGAGCTCGAGGCGACCACCCGATCTGCCTGACTTCCTAGCCAGTATGCGGCCGAAGCCATCTCGGTATCAGTGTAAGCCATCGTGGGCTTGCCGATGTTTCGGATGAGGTTCGCGGCCTCTTCAACGCCCGTCACCGTACCGCCAGGGGAAGAGATTTGTAGGGCGATGCGCTTGACCATCGGGTCGGCCTTCATTGATTCCAGCGCCATCGTGATGTCGTTTAGGTCGACCGCACCCATCATCTTTTCCATCGGGGTAAGACCCTTACCAATCACTCCGACAATAGGCACGACACCCGTACCGTCCTCAGTGATGTAAGCCGTCGGAGCCTGTCCGAACAACTGCGTCAACATATCCGTGAAGCCAAACTTCTCGGAGAGGTCAGCGTGGGCCTTTGCCTTGGATGGGTCAATGAGCAGGGGCTCACGGCCGGAGAGTCCATTAGTTAAGAAGCGCATATTATTCGATAGAGGGGTTTGCAGGGGTTTCGACAGGGTTTTGGGCCAGTGGGTCAATCGAACCAGGCTGGACATTCTGGGGCTTGTAGAGCAGCTCGAAGGGAAGGCCGTGCTCCTTGGCGAGTTGAGTAATGTAGGCCATATCGTTTGCCCGCTTCTCCATTTCGTTGCGGAAGTCTAGGCCACGCTGGGCATAAAGTTCCGACATAGACATAAGCCCAAGTTCTACGTCTGCCCGGTCATTGGCGGCGTCACGGCCAGCGTCGACCGTTACGCTCTTCGGCGTAGTCCACGAGGTACGGGTCCAATTCGGATCATCAGGGAGTTCGCCATCAGCGATAGCCTGCCCAATGATGTAGCCCCAAGTCGGTACGCACATCTGCTCGATAACGATGTTCTGGTACTTACCAAAGACGCGCGCCGCCTTGGCCGTCACGAGACGCACTGAAGCACCGCCAATCTTTGAGGGGTCATCTACGAACTCAAACGGAAGCGTCGATGCACAGATTTCTCGACGTAACGCGGTAATGAAGCCATTGAACGCAGGAGACGGACGGTTTGATGCAAATGATTGGAAGTCCTCCCCTGGTTCAAGGGCTAAAAGTTTGCCACCCATCCGGGAAGCGATGTTTTCAAAGTTAGACGCAGACCCTGCACCAAGTTCGCGCGCCAAGTCACCGTCTACATAGCCGCCAGTAGTCTTAATGACTCTGGTGACATCTGCATTATCCTTTACGGCTAGTTTCTCGAGCTCAAGGATTTCCATCTCATCTTGAATTGAGTTTACTGCGTGCTGGAGCACAGGGACGCCTCGGGCACCGCTGGCGTATTCGTGGTCGACGATATGCATCATTGACTGAGCAAGGATGGAGCGATCTCCACCGTCAGACTTGTAGACGTTGAAAGAGATAAGTTCACCGTATGGGCCGAACTGCACGCCGTCGTGCATACCAGGAGGAGGCACTTCGCCTTGAATCGGATTTCCAACGCGGTGGGCTTCCATCAGCTGAAGTTTGGCGTCACCGTTGGCGTTACGGACCTTCGCCACGAACCCATCTCCGTCTCTCACCATTGCCCGTACCATAATCGCCTGAGCTTGCCAGAATGAAAAGCGGTTTGTGATGTCGATACGCTTGGACTTCTCGAGGAAGTATTCCTCGTACTGCTTGGCCTTCTCTGGATCGTCAGCGTGCGACTGTGGCTTGATACCGTCACCAACCGTATAAATCACGAGGTCTCCAAGGATAGTCTTGAAAAGTCCGCTATTCCGTTCCGCCCAGCGACAGCGACGCACCATCGCCAAACGGTCGTACGCCGATAGGTCGCGACGAAGGTCTTGCGGGGCCGCGCCGTAGAGCGAGCGCCGTAGACGCGTAATGCCGGTGCTCTGCCACCCCTGGAACGATGCCTGTGGAGCAAGGTTCGGTTCTTTCTTGGCGGTCGGGCGTTTAGGCACCGATACCTTTTTGCGTGGGGGTTTGGATGGCATAACTTAGAAGTCGATGCGGTTATTCCAGTTAGTCGAAACGACTTGGGAACGACGGCCGTAGGTCAACGGGTCGAGGCTGGATAGAGCAAAGAGAGACTCGGTCAGCATCTCACGCGGAGGTAAGGCGAATTGTTTAGACGCCGAGGAGCCAGAGTCAGAGTAAGACATCAGCGTCTTACCTTCGGTAATCATAGCCACCGCTTTGTCGCGGATCGCAAGGAGTTGTTCCTCGGTGAGACCAATGAAGATGCCAGATGCCATTTGTTAATGCAGGGGCTGGCAAACAGGGGGAAGACGGCCAGACTCCCAATGCCGTTTCGTATTGCACCACGAACGCACAAGCCCAGCCGTCTTCCTTGTTGCTAGGTTGGGCATCTTTAGTCGGTGGGCAAGTCTATCTCAGCCACTTCACGGCCTACCACGCCCCAACGGACGGCCGCCAATAAGGCCAGCAGCTCACAGTCTAGCGCGTGGTTGTCTTTCTTACCTGCGGGCAGTATCCATTGAGGCTTACCCGTTCGCTTATCTTTGATACGGACTTCGGAATTGAGTTGGTCGACATAGTCGGCCGATGCGTCTCGCGGATAAGTGAATACTTTACGAGCTCGCAAGCCGTGCAGGAGGTCTTTGCCGGCCAAGTTTGACCAAGATACAAGTACCGCCTTGTCGGGTAGTCCAGGGACAACGATACGTTGCTTTTCGGAATAGAAACGTCGGGTTGTTTTGCCGTCTCGATCCGTGATCGCAAAGTCATCAGACCCAGACCCCTTTGCACACTTCCATCGGCGCTTGGCCGTCTCGCGATATACCTCGGAGGTGTTGTCACCCGAGTCGACGAAGACGAGGGCAGGATTTACCATATGAGCCTTGATGATGGCCTCAGCATTTCCCCAAGTGTCTACCTTTTGAAATAGCATCAAACGACTATGACCGGTCTTTGCCCACCGGCGAATAGCCAGCCAGAAGTGGCCACGCTGAACGTCTAGTCCAGCCGTACGGAATGGGATACAACCCTCTGGAGCACCCTCACGTTCGAGCACCTTTGCCCGCGGTGAGATTACCGCCTCCTTGTCCCAATCGTCTTTGATTGAGTAGTCGCTGGCCTCAACAAGGTTCACCATCTCGCCACCTTCTTCGCTCCAGGGCATCGCCAGACGCTTCTGCTTGAATACCCGACGCGGTGAATCGTCGCCATAGGTGTCGTTAGCCTCTTTGGCTCGTAGCATCATTACCCCTAACTCGCCCCAGCTCATCGTCGCTAGGCTGTTCCAATGAAGCCCAATGTGGCCGGAGTTAGCCGCCACCGATGTAGCCACAAAGGCGCCTTGTAGGTTCGACTCGTAACGGCTGGCGTTAGTATCGGGAAGACGCGTAAGGCATCCAGCACACTCGTAGGTCGTACCGTTCTGCACGGCAGTAAGATTCCACGACCCGCCGTCCTTGGCGTCCTCTGGGAAACGGATCTGCTCCCAAACCCACGGCTGGAGTTTCTGACAGTGTGGACATCTAAAGTTCCAATATCGTTGATCCGTCGACTCGTGCAGCTGATGGAACTCCTGACCAGCCCGACCGCCCTGCGACATAAAGATTCGTTTACCCATCCACCCAAAGGCTGTCACTCGCGCCGATGCCTCCACTAAATGCGAAGGCGGTGACATCCAACATTCGTCAGCAATAACGTACCGAAGCGACAATCGTTGAAGGTTAGACTCGTTCCAGATGCCTCGACAGTAAATCGTCATACGGTCGAAGTCGGCCGTCGTGGAACGCTCCATATCGTCGTCCTTGAATCGTGCCATCACCGGCGGGCAATTTTTCCAGACGGGTCGAAGGTAACGGATAGCAAAGTCTTTGGCCTCGGGGTCGTTAGCCTGGAGCACCATCGTCGGGCCCGGAGCGTTAGCGATAATGTGGCAAGTGAATAGGCGCGCAAAAAGAGACTTCCCTGACTGGATGCTCGCAAGGACGGTCAGTAGTTTCGTCTCGGCATCTGCCGCTATTCTCAGCGCCTCCGCAATCCAAGGCGTGCGATCAGAGCGAAACGGACCCGGCATAGGAGAGTCTGGGATGGCGTGCACATTCTCCTCTAGCCATTCAACGATGTCCCCAGAGTCGGCAGGCTTAAGCACCGCTTTCCCAATCGCCAACAAATCATCCTTTTTCATCGTCGCTCAGTTCGGCCCGCGTCTTCCTCGCCCACGCTTCGAGCGTTTTTACTGCCTTTGCAGGATTCTCGGGGTTACATCCTTCGGCCACATCGAGCGCTAACTTATCCAAACGGTTTACCACATCGGCCATTAGTTGACGCATCGCTTCGCCGGCCTCGACCGCACTGATGTAGTCTTTAGCCAGGATGAGCCTACGTTCCTGTTCTTCTTCGAGCTGGATAAAAGTCTTTAGAGACTGGTTATAAGCCGTCTGATATCGCCCTTGGTTCGGATCGCCCTGCTCCATCGCCGACTCCCATACACCGCGAGCTCGACTAACTAGCATCGAGTGCTCTGCGATTCGAGCCTTCAGCGTCCCATCGTCGAGCTGCGCTGGTGCGGCCTTCGGGGCTTGAGACTTCCGGGCATCGTCTCTCGCGGCACGCCACGCCAACGCTGACGTAATCGAGTCGGTCGGCATACCTTCACGCTTCAGTACGCTCACCCGCTGGGGCGTCACGCCTAACGCGGTGCCAATCTCGAGGTTAGTGACAGGCTTAAGCGCCATAGGTTCGCAATGGTCTCATTTGGTTTTTTCTTTTGGTGATTTTTGCCCGTGGTGGCCAGCCACGCGTGAAGTGGGGGGGGTCGAGGAGACTCCTTTAGGGGGGTATTTGGCCTGTTTTCCTCGTTTTTGTGTAGCACCCACCCCCTTGCATTTATCGTCTAAAATAACCAATTCCTGGTCAGTATGGAATCCACCAAGTGCATCGGCCATCGCCGCTTGTATTCGAATAGGTCGAGCCCGTTTATGTATGGCCTGCTTACTGATGCCATACATCCGCGCTATCTCGGGAGCAGATAGACAGCCGGGTAACTCCAGCGCCCAGCGCACTAACTCCACGTGCCTACGCAGTCGCATATCACCCGTTCGTGCGATGCTGTCAAAGAACTGTCTGAGTAGTCTTCCAACGTGATCGCGAGAAATGAATGAGTCAGTCTCTACCCGCAGCTCCTCGGGCTTAGTGGCCCACGCCTTATGGTTAGGATTAATCTCGAAGACGTGCCTAGGCTGTACCATCTCGCGGTAAGGGAGTACGCCACCGTCTCTCAGCTTATCCTGGACAGTCTTAGGCTGGGCAAAGAACCACTTATCAAATGACTGAGCGTCCTTGGATGGCGCCGTGAGGTCGTGCAGGGTTGTCCTCATTCGATGTCAGTAGAGTCGGGCAAGGATGTTGAGTCGGGCAACAGGGAACAAAGGTTATGCCAAAGACCGTCTGGTTTAAACTCGAGCATTTGCTTCCGGGTAAATCGATAGACTAGGGATGAGTAGCGCTTAGTGTATTCGATATCTCTTTGGACTAGGTCTTTCAGTTCCTTTGGACTGATGGTCTTCGGCCAGCCTGCGATGATCGTACGCAAGGCATCGTCTATGGCTTTCTTATTTTCCTTAGCCTGTTTGTGTGCTTGGTCTAAAGCGGCCTCCATCGTCGGTCGCTTCTCTCTCCAGGCTTTCTGCCGGATACGTGTCCACTCGAGTTTCTTTAAAACGGTCCGTCTTCGGCTTAGGTTACTCATCGCGTTAACGTACGTCCTCGCCAGAGAGACGAGCGAACCCCAGCGTAAGCGACAGGGGTGATGCAAGTCTCACCCTGTTATCGAAG